ATAGACCTCTTGTATCACGTAATGTCAGACAAAAAGAAGACATTAAAATTATCCTGGAATTTTAAAAAATGGCACAGAAAACAAATTTAAATGTAAATCCTTATTTTGATGATTTTGATGCTGAAAAAAATTTTTATAAAGTTCTTTTTAATCCAGGAAAACCAATACAAGCAAGAGAATTAAATAATATTCAATCAATTTTACAAAATCAAATTGAATCATTTGGTAATCATATTTTTAAAGAAGGATCTGTAGTAATTCCAGGAAACTTAACTTATGATTTGCAATTTAATTCTGTCAAATTAAATTCAAGAAATTTTGGAGTTGACATTTCACTTTATATTGATCAATTTGTTGGTAAAACAATTACAGGACAAATTTCTGGGGTAACTGGAGTTATTCAAAAAGTAGAAATACCAAGTTCAATTAATAATTTAGAATATGTTACATTATACGTAAAATACATTAATTCTGGAGAAAATTTTACAATTACTCCATTCCAAAATGGAGAATCATTAGTCTCTAATGAAAATGTTATTTATGGAAATACAACTATTGTAGCAGGAAGTTCTTTTGCATCTTTAATTTTTACAGATGCGACTTCTGTTGGATCTGCAGTTTCTATTGATACTGGAGTTTATTTTGTCAGGGGAACTTTTGTAAACGTTTCAAAAGAAACAATTATTTTAGATTATTACACTAATACTCCATCTTACAGAATAGGACTTAAAGTATCAGAAGAAATTGTAACCGCAAAAGAAGATTCTTCACTATATGATAACGCAAAAGGATTCACTAATTATTCAGCACCTGGTGCTGATAGATTTAAAATTGGATTAACATTAACTAAAAGAGCGATTGATGGTGCAGACACTGATGTAGATTTTATTGAACTACTGAGAATAGATAATGGTGAAGTTAAAAAATTCAATACAAATACAGAATACTCAGTAATTAAAGATTATCTAGCGCAACGAACTTTTGATGAATCTGGAAATTACTCAGTAAGTCCATTTAAATTATCTTTACATGATTCTTTAAATAACAGACTTGGTAATAATGGACTATTTTTTGATGGGCAAAAAACAGAAAATGGAAATAATCCATCTGATGATTTAATGTGCATTAAATTATCACCAGGAAAGGCATACGTGAGAGGATATGATATTGAAAAAATTTCTACTACTATTTTGGATATACCAAAACCTAGAGAAACTCAAAATATAGAAAATATAAGTATCCCATTTGAAATGGGTAATCTACTTAGAATTAACAATATAACTGGATCACCGAGACAAAATCAGTCAATAGAGTTACACTCAGTTAGAAGAAGTGCATCGGGAAATCCAAATTCTACAACTAAAATTGGAGATGCTAGAGTTTATAATTTCAGACTTACAGATGCTGCATATTCATCAGCATCTACTAATTGGGATTTATATTTGTATGATATTCAGACATATACAAGTCTAACTTTAAATCAAGCATTAACCGAATCTCAATTACCTACAACATCCTTTATAAAAGGAAAAAGTAGTGGTGCAAGTGGATACGCAGTTTCTGCTGGAAATGGAACAACTGAAGTTAAAGTAAGACAAACTTCTGGATCTTTTATTAAAGGTGAGCAAATTATTATTAATGGTCTAGAATTATATCCAAGATCAATTTCTAATATTGTAGTATATGATTCTACCGATATCAAGCAAGTTTATCAATCTACTTCAGCGTTTATTGGCGATTCAGTTTTATCAAAACAACTTCCTATTGGATTTAATGCTGCAGATACAGTCAATATTACTGCGGATGGTGTAGTTACATCTCCAGGAAAATTTTTTAACACAATTAAACCAGGAAGTGTCATTAGATATCAAACTACCGGATCTGTAGAAAATTTTAATATGGTTAGTTCTGTCAGTTCAACTGGAAATTCTATGACAGTTGTTGGCATTTCATCTGTTTCTGGAGTTTGTAATGGTGCAATTGGGGTATCAACAAATGTATCATTTAGTATTGGTGCTCCTACAATTAGAAATTTGGAAAAGGGATTTTTATATGCAGAAATTCCAAATTCAAATATTTCATCAGTAAATTTAAATAATTCAATTTTAACTTTTAGTGCACAATCAACGAGCCCAAAATCATCAAGTAGTCCAATTGTTTTATCAGTATCCGATTTTTCATTACCAACAGGATTAACGACAGCATTGTTCCAAAGTTTTGATGAAGAACGATATTCGGTTCATTATACTGATGGAACTACACAACCATTAACATCGGATCAGTTCTTTTTATTAAATAATACAGTTACATTATCAAATCTTATACCAGGAAAAACTACATCATCTATTAATGCAACATTTATTAAGACAGGTGTTCAAAGTAAGAAAAAGCAACATAATAGAAGTCAATCAATAAATATAATTTATTCAAAATATTTGGAGTCTGGTACAGGAATTAGCACTTCTATCAATGATGGACTTAAATACAACCAATACTATGGATTAAGAGTTCAAGATGAAGAAATTTCACTCAATTATCCAGATGTTTCTAATGTTTTAGCAGTTTATGAGTCATTAGATACATCAAATCCTACTTTGGACACTATATCATTTAGTAGCATATTAAACATTGGGGGAAATGCCATTGTTGGTGAAAATATTATTGGATCTGAAAGTGGATGTTTAGCGAGAATTGTAACAAAATCTTCAAATAGCGTTGAAGTAGTATTTTTAAATTCGAATAGATTTCTTTCAAACGAAAATGTAACATTTAAAGAATCGAATATTGTGGGAGAAATTGACACAATAATATTAGGAAACTATAATGATATTACTAATAGATTTAAATTAGATAAAGGACAAAAAGAACAATATTATGATTATTCTAGAATTAAAAGAAATGAAGGCGAATCAGAACCATCTAAAAGATTATTGATTGTTTTTGACTATTTTAGTGTTCCTAATAGTGACAATGGTGATGTATTTACAGTATTAAGTTATAATAAAGAGCAGTTTTCTAGTGATATTCCAACAATTGGTATTAGAAATGTAAGAGCATCTGATACTCTTGACTTTAGACCAAGAGTATCAGTATTTTCTAGTATCAGTTCTTCACCATTTGATTTTTCAAATAGAGACTTTAGTTCTTCTATTAAATTGAATTTGACACCAGATGAAAGTGCAGTTATTAGTTATGATTACTACATTGGAAGAATAGATAAAGTTTATCTTGATAAAACTGGAGAATTTGTTTATGTTCAAGGAACTTCATCATCAAACCCAAATTCTCCTATGAAAATTGATGATGTGATGGAAATTGCATCGATTAATCTTCCCCCATATTTGTATAGTCCAAAAAATGCATCAATATCTCTAGTTGATAATAGAAGATATACGATGAGAGATATTGGTATAATTGAAAATAGAGTTAAAAATCTTGAAAGAATAACTTCATTATCTCTTTTAGAGTTGAATACACAAACACTCCAAGTGCAAGATTCCCAAGGATTTAGTAGATTTAAAACAGGATTTTTCGTAGATGATTTTAAAAATTATGAAAGAATAAATTTAAATTCTTCACTTATTGAAATAGATAGAGAACTCCAAGAGATGAGACCTATTATCTCTAGAAATAGTCTTAAAAATTATCTTGCACCAGCAACAAATGTGTCAGATGAAGAAGTAGACTTATCTATTAATTATCCATTGATAGATTCAAATGTTCAAAAAACTGGAAATACAGTTACTCTTAAATATACTTCTGAAAAGTGGATTGATCAACCTCTTGCAACACAAGTAGAAAATGTTAATCCTTTCCATGTAATTTCATACAAAGGATCTATAATTTTATTCCCCGAAAAAGATAACTGGGTAAGAACTATACAATTGCCAAATAAAACAATATCTGTTACTGATTTTGTCTTAGTTGAAAGAGATCAAGTTCTTTTGGCTGATAGAACTGATACAGTAGACAATGGTGATCAAGCAAGCAGAACTGAATTCTCAACTGAGTTTTCTCAAAATGTAACTGAAACTACATCATCATCTACTAGAACTAGTAGTATTACAAGATTGGTAGATACTAGTATAGAAGAATATATGAGATCACGTAATACATTATTTGCTATTACGGCATTGAAACCATATACTAGATATTATCAATTTTTGGATGGTAATGGTTTTGTTGATTTTGTGCCAAAATTAATTGAAATTGCAAATAGTCAATCTTTAGAAAATTATGGATCTTCATCAGCATTTATTATCGGAGAAACTGTTATTGGATATGATAATCAAAACAATAAAATAATAACATGTAGGGCAATAATGCCATCCCATAAAATTGGACCTTTTAATGCACCAACCACCAAATACACAACAAATCCATATTTCAGGGATGAAACCTTACCAGATTCTTACAGTCCATCTTCAAAAGTGTTAAACATTGATACTTATTCATTAGCAGAAGAAGCACAAGGTCTTTATTCTGGTTATCTTGTAAAAGGAGCGAAGCTTGTAGGACAAACATCCGGGTGTGTGGCTTATGTAAAGGACTTAAGATTAATCTCAGATAATTATGGTGATTTAGGTGGAACATTTTTCCTTCGAGATCCAAACACATCCCCTGTTCCAGATGTAAGAATTAATACAGGAACTAAAACATATAAAATTTCATCAAGTCCCACAAATGAAACTGCTGTTTCGGGAAGCACTACAGTTTCGACCGCAGAAGCAAATTATGTTTCTGAGGGAACATTAGAATTATATGAAAAAACAATTACAAATACAACAACAGTAACGACAAATAGATTAACAACTACAACTGTAACCAGAGTAACTACCAACTTTGAGCAAACTCAATTCCCAGAACAAAACAGAGGGGGAGGAAAAGATCCTCTTGCTCAAACATTTACAGTCGATAAAGATGGAGGATTTTTAACAGAAATTGATCTGTTCTTTTATAAAAAAGATAGTGGAAATAATCCAATTACTGTTCAAATAACAACTGTAGAATTGGGAACACCGACAACAATAGTAGTTGGAAACCCAGTCACTTTAAGGCCAGATCAAATTCAAACTTCAGAAGACGCAACAGCGATAACAAAAGTAACATTCGATTATCCAATATATCTTTCTCCAGGTTTAGAATATGCTGTTGTTTTATTATCACCGGAAAGCACTGAATATGAAGTTTTTATTGCTGAAATGGGTAAAAAAACAATTCAATCAACTAATCTTCCAAATTCAGATGCTGTTTTATATACTCAGCAATTTGCTATGGGAAGTTTGTTTAAATCACAAAACGGATCTATTTGGACTGCAAATCAATATCAAGATATGAAGTTTACTTTATATAGAGCGAACTTCGTTACTAACACTCCTGCTACTGCATTTTTCTATAATCCAACATTAAATGAAAGTAATGGATATATTTCAAATCTCCAAAGTAATCCATTGACAGTTTTGCCAAGACAATTAAAAATTGGTATTACAACTACAACCAATCCTACTATGGTGGGAATTTTGACCTCAGGTAGAAAAATTAGTGAAAGTGCAAAAACATATAATTACGGATACATTGTAGGAACTGGTTGCTCAGTATCTTCTGTTGGAGTTACAACTGCAGGATCTAATTACGTGACAGATACAAATGTTTCAACTTATAATATTATTGGAAATGGATCTGGTCTTACATTAGATATAACAGCGTCTTCTGGGCAAATTACTACTGCTTCAATTGTAAATTCAGGCAACGGATATGCTGTTGGAGATGTTGTTGGTATTGTAACTTCATCAGTTTCAAGTAATAGTGGTAAAGATGCTAGAATCACAATTACTGGAAATAGTAATGGTATTGATACATTATATTTAAATAATGTGCAAGGAGAATCGTTTACTGCAAATGGAACTTCAAATCTAATTTATTTTGATTCTTCCAATAATTCAGTTTCTCTAGGAAATACATACATTACAAGTTCAACACCTGTTGGATCTGCTTATGGTGGAAATTTTGTTAAAATAAATCATTTTAATCATGGGATGTATGCAGCAAATAATAAAGTTGCAATTAGTGGCGTTTTCCCAACTACATTACCAACTACTCTATCTCAAAATATAACTGCATCTTCAACCTCAATTTCTATTGCTAGCACTACTAACTTTGGAACTTTTGAAGGCAAATCTGTAAATGGAACAAATCCTGGATATGTAATCATTGAAAATGAGATTATTAAATATGAAGGTGTAGGTTCTGGAACTTTAGAAACGATAACGAGAGGACAATCTTCTACTCTTGCTTTGCCACATTCAATTAATGTTCCAGTGTATAAGTATGAATTTAGTGGAGTATCTCTGCAAAGAATCAATACAACTCATGACATTAGTGATTTTGGATTAGATATTGATAATTATTATATTGAAATTGATAGAACAAGTAACGGCGTTAATAGAAATGTTGATAATACTCCATCCGGATATCCACAATTATCATTTACATCAGAAATAACATCTGGGGGATCTAAAGTATTTGCTTCAGAAAATATTCAATATGATGCTATAATTCCATTTTACGATATTGCAATTCCAACCTCAGCAACTTCAGCATCTGCTAAAATTAGAACTGTTAGCGGCACAAGTATTAGTGGTAATGAAGTTTCATTCCAAGATTTAGGGTATGAAAATGTTCAGATTAATTCTTTAAATACACTTTCTTCTACTAGAATTGTTGCTTCTAAAGCAAATGAAAATACATTTTTATCTGCCTTACCTAGAAATAAATCATTTACTACCGCATTAACTTTATTATCAAGTAATAAGTATGTTTCTCCACAAATATTCTTAGATACTTCATTTACAGATTTTCATAGCAATAGAATTAATTCACCAATAAACAGTTATCAGCAAGATGGTAGAGTTAATTCTATTCTCGAAGATCCACATGCCGCTATTTACATTTCTAACACGGTAAGATTGTCTCAACCAGCAACTTCACTCAAAGTAATTGTTTCCGCTTATAGACATTTTTCAGCAGATTTTAGAGTTCTTTATAGTTTAATAGGGGCAAATTCTAGTGAGGTTGAGCAATCATATGAATTATTTCCGGGTTATGATAATTTAACCATTGATAATAATAATGATGGATATCCTGATGTTATTAATCCCGCAAATAATAGTGGATTGCCAGATATTTTTGTTCCTGCAAGTAAAGCAAATCAATTTTTAGAGTATGAGTTTTCGGCAAACAATCTTAGACAATTTAGTGGATTTACAATAAAAATTGTGATGTCTTCAACAAATCAAGCATATCCCCCTAGATTTAAAGATTTAAGGAGTATTGCAATTAGATGATGATACCAGTCAAGGGACACCCAAATTTATATCGTGATGAAAAATCTGGAGCAATTATAAACTGTGATAATATTGCTTATAATCAATATGTGAATAGTTTAAATAATCGAGAAACCCAAAAAAATGAACTGAATAAAATTAAACAAGATATAGACGAAATTAAATTTTTATTAAAGGAGATACTCAATGAATCCAAATGAAATAACACTTGAAAGTGTTGATAAATTATTTGAATATGAAAAGCACTCAAGATTTATCGATGAGATGGATTATGAACAACTAAAAAATTTTTCAAAGTTATATTGCAAATTATATTTGAAGCAACAGGAAACCATCAAATCTTTAGGATTAATTTAAACATAAATAAAAAAGTAAATCTTATAAGAATAAATGGCCGCAGTATATGTAAATAATTTAGTCGTAAATTCCGGATCTGACTTTAGTCAAACATTCACTTTAGAGGGATCTACTAACAATTCCCCATTTGATTTAACTTCATATACTGCTGCTGCTCAAATGAGAAAATGGGCAGGCAGTTCTACATCAATAACATTTACTACTACAATACCAATACCATATAATCAAGGAAAAATACTTTTGGAATTATCTTCGGCACAAACTGCCAACATAAAACCAGGAAGATATGTATATGACGTGGTTATCACTGATCAATTTAATATTAAAAACAAAGTACTTGAAGGAATGGTTTTAGTTCGTGAAGGAGTTACTAAATAATGTCCGATATAAAAGTTAGAGTAGGACAACAAAATTCGGTAAAAATCGTCACCAGTGTATCCGGATCTGCTGGAGGTAAATCAATACAGTCAGAAAATGTTATAGGTGGAATTGCATCAGTAACATCATTAAGTGTAAGTGGAATCTCCACCTTCGTTGGTCTAGCAACTTTCTATAGTGATGTTTACATTCAAGGAACTATTACTGCAGAAGAAATAGATGGAGGATTTTACTAATGGCAAAACCAACAAGCAGACAACAGTTAATTGATTATTGTTTGAGAAGATTGGGAGCTCCTGTTTTAGAAATTAACGTTGATGATGATCAAATTGATGATCTTGTTGATGATGCTTTACAATATTTTCAAGAAAGACACTTTGATGGTGTTGAAAGAATGTATTTGAAATATAAATTTACTCAACAAGATATTGATAGAGGAAGAGGAAGGGGAACAAATGGTGTAGGTATTGTAACTACAACTGGAACATCTAATGTTAGTGGAATTGGCACAACTAGTTTTAATTTTTATGAATCTTCAAACTTTATTCAAGTTCCAGATTCTGTGATTGGAATTGAAAAAGTTTTCAAATTTGATACTAGTTCCATTTCTGGAGGAATGTTTAGTATTAAGTATCAATTATTTTTAAATGATCTTTATTATTTTAATTCGGTTGAACTTTTACAATATGCAATGGTTAAAAGTTACTTAGAAGATATTGATTTTTTACTGACAACCGACAAACAAATTAGATTTAATAAGAGACAAAACAGAATGTATCTTGATATTGATTGGAATGCTCAAAGTAAAGATACTTATATTGTAATTGATTGTTATAGAATATTAGATCCTAACGATTTTACTAAAGTTTATAATGATAGTTTTTTAAAAAGATATTTAACTTCTTTAATAAAGCGACAATGGGGACAAAATTTAATTAAATTTAGGGGGGTTAAACTTCCTGGTGGAATTGAATTAAATGGTAGAGAAATTTATGAAGATGCTGAGAAGGAAATAGCAGACTTAATGCAAAGAATGTCTATGGATTATGAACTTCCACCTTACGATTTTATTGGATAGTAATGGCACTCAATCCTTTTTTTTTACAAGGTTCTCCAGGAGAACAAAGATTAGTACAAGATTTAATTAATGAACAGTTAAAAATTTATGGAATAGATGTAATTTACATTCCCAGAAAATTTGTTAGAAAAGAAACTATTATTAGAGAGGTTACTTCATCTAAATTTGATGATAATTTTGCAATTGAAGCATATGTTAATACTTATGATGGTTATTCGGGGCAGGGCGATATTTTATCAAAATTTGGGATGAATTTAAAAGATGAATTGAGTTTAATTATTTCAAAAGAAAGATTTGAAGATTTTATATCTCCATTTATTGAAACTGGAAGTGTAAATGAAATAGAAGTTTTTACAAGACCTAGAGAAGGGGATATAATTTATTTTCCCTTAGGAAGAAGAATATTTGAAGTTAAGTTTGTTGAGCATGAAGTAAATTTTTATCAACTTGGCAATCTTTATGTTTATGAATTAAAATGTGAACTATTTGAATATGAAGATGAAATGGGTGGATGGAACAATATTAACACTACAATTGAAGAAATTGATACCACATTAGAAAATGTTGGGTATATCACAAAACTTCAACTAATATCTTCAGGAACATCAGCAACAGGAACTGCTTCAACTACTACGGGATATATTAGAAAAATTATAATAACAAATGATGGATATGATTACACCTCGACCCCCAATGTAGCAATATCATCTGCTCCAAACGGGGGTGTAAATGCCACTGCAGTTGCTATTACAACTTCAGTTGGGGGTGTTTATTCGATTAAAGAAATTTTACTAACTAATACTGGTGCAGGATATACAGTATCCCCTACAATAACAATTACTGGAGGTGGTGGATCTGGTGCTAGTGCAGAATCTAGTTTAGTTACCGGTTATGCAGGTATTTCTAGTGTAACAATTACAAGTGCAGGTTCTGGATATCCAACTTCACCACCAATTGGATTTGGCACTCCAACAGTAGGATTAGCAATAACCGCTGTCGGTAGAGTTGCGATTAATACATCTGGAAATGTTACTGGAATTTTACTATCAGATGCCGGTATTGGATATACATCAAGTCCAGTGGTGACAATTGGATCTCCACCAATTATAACTGGAATTGGAACTTTTATATTCAATGAAGTTGTAACTGGATCGATTTCACAAACTACAGCGAGGGTAAAAACTTGGAATAAAACTACCAATATTCTTAAAGTTGGGACAACAAACGGGGAATTCGTTCCTGGAGATATTATAGTTGGATCTTCTTCTTCTGCCAGATATTGCGTTGATTATATAAGTGAAGCAAAATTTGATGATAAATATGAAGATAATAATCAAATTGAATTAGAAGCAGATAATATTATAGATTTTTCAGAGTCAAATCCATTTGGTAACTATTAATGTTAGGAAATTACTTTTATCATAAAATAATCAGAAAAACTGTTACCGCTTTTGGAACACTTTTTAATGAAATTTATATCAGACACTTAGATTCTAATGATGAAACATATAATGAAATGAGAGTTTCATTAGCATATGGTCCAACACAAAAGTTTCTTGCAAGATTGCAACAACAGGCAGATTTGAATAAACCGGTAGCAATCACTCTTCCAAGAATGTCTTTTGAAATGACATCTATTCAATATGATGCTACCAGAAAGGCAAACATTACACAAACATTTAAAGTATCGGATGGGACAAATTTAAAAAAAGTTTATTTGCCAGTTCCATATAATATTGGATTTCAGGTAAATATAATGTCCAAATTGCAAGATGATGCATTACAAATAATAGAACAAATATTACCATATTTCCAACCATCATTTAATCTAACAGTAGATTTGATTGATTCAATTGGAGAAAAAAGAGATATTCCTGTTGTATTAGACAGTATCTCATTTACGGACGATTATGAGGGTGATTTTTCAACGAGAAGAGTATTAATATATACTCTCAATTTTACTGCAAAAACTTATTTGTTTGGCCCAATTGCAGATTCTACCGATGGTCTCATTCGTAAAGTTCAAGTTGATTATTATAATTCAACAGATACTTCGATAGCAAAGAGGGAAATGAGGTATACCCTTACTCCAGATCCTATTGATGCAAATCCTGAGGATGATTTTGGATTTAATGAGGTATGGGAAAGTTTTGAGGACTCTAAAACTTATAGTCCAACACAACAAAAAGACATTTGATAAGATATGAATAACACATTTGATGGTTTAGATTCTGCCCTTAATATTGAAAGTAATATTGTTGAAGTAGAAAAAGTAAAAGAAGAATTGAAAATATCACCCCTGAAGACAGATGATATTCAAAAAGATTATGAATACACTAGAGCAAACCTTTATTCATTAATTGAAAAGGGACAAGAAGCAATTAATGGGATAATGGAACTTGCTGGGGAGGGTGGAAGTCCAAGAGCATATGAAGTTGCTGGACAACTTATCAAAAGTGTTGGTGATGTAACAGATAAACTTATAGATTTACAGAAAAAACTTAAAGAAGTTGAAGATGAATCTGTTAAAACAACTAATAATGTCACAAATAATGCAGTTTTTGTTGGATCTACATCAGAACTCTCAAAATTACTCAAACAAGGTTTTCTAAATAATAAAGAGTAATTTTAGTATTCTAATGGGTTGGTCGGACAAATATAAAAAATCTATTGACTGTAACAATCCAAAAGGATTTTCTCAGAAAGCTCATTGTCAAGGAAGGAACAAAAAATTGAAAGAACAATTTAAACCCTTCAAAACAGTTGAGCAAATTGCTAAGAAGCATCGTATGGATGTTTCTTTTATTCAAAAGCAATTAGACATGGGAGAACCAATCGAACATGAGCATACTAAAAATCATGAATTGGCAAAAGAAATTGCTCTTCAACATTTAGATGAAATTCCAGATTATTATACTCGTCTGAAAAAAATGGAAGCATCTGCAAAAAAAGAACATAAAAAGTTCAAAGATGTAAAAATTAATGAAGAGGGTCTTCGTGCTTGGTTTGGAAAGTCTAAGTCTAAAGAAGGAAAACCTGGTTGGGTAAATGTTGTTACAGGCGGAACTTGTGCTAGTGATGAACCTGGAGAGGGAACTCCAAAATGCGTATCTTCAGCAAAAAGAGCAAGCATGACTAAAGCAGAAAGATTATCAGCGGCAAGAAGAAAAAAAGCAGCAGATCCTGGCCAACAAGAAAAGTCAGGTGCTGCAAAACCAACCTATGTTTCAACAGATCCGAAGAAAAAAATGAAAGAAGAACTAGATTTACAAGAGGTCAAAGATAAACCAGGAAAAGGTAGTGGTAAAAAAGATGCTTGTTATCACAAAGTAAAGTCAAGATATGATGTTTGGCCAAGTGCATATGCTTCTGGAGCACTTGTTAAGTGCCGTAAAGTAGGTGCTGCAAATTGGGGAACTAAGTCTGAAGCAATGGAAATGGTTAGATATTGTCCAAAGTGCCAAAAAGATGAAACTAGAAATGAATGCAAATATGGCGTAAAATATTGGGATATGTTCTCCAGACCTTCTGCTTTGACCACAAATCAATTAAAATATAATATTGCGACTGTTCATCCAGGAAACTTTCCAGAATCTTATGATCATGAGTATTCGATGGCACGTTCTGAACTTTCAACTATTATTGCTGCAGCAAAAAGACTTCGTAAAAAAATGAAAGGTGAAGGTAATATTGAAGCATGGGTGCAATCAAAAATTACCAAAGCAGCAGATTATATTGATGCTGCTGCTGATTATATCGATAGTGGTGAAATGACTGAACAGGTTGCAAATACTGACACAATGTCAGATAAAAAACCATTTGACATTGCAGTTAAAAAAATTATGGATAGAAAAGGTAAACTGACTCCTTCTCAAAGAATTATTGCCCTTAAACAAGCAGGAAAACTTCAAGGTGTTGATGAGAAATATGATCAGATTAATGAGAAGTGCTGGCCTGGATATAAAAAGAAAGGAATGAAAACAATGTTTGGAAAGAGATATCCAAACTGTGTTAAGGCGGAAGAGTTCTCTAATTGGAGAGCAGATTTTGGATTATCGGAAGATTGGCAATCAGTAAATCGCAAAGATAAAACTGATGGATTAAGTCCTGCTGCAGTAAAAGCATATCGTCGTGAAAATCCAGGTTCTAAACTTCAGACTGCAGTAACTGAAAAGAGTCCAAAAGGTAAAAGAGCAAAGCGTCGTGCATCTTTTTGTCGTCGTATGTCCGGAATGAAATCAAAACTGACTTCTGCAGAAACCGCAAGAGATCCAGATTCAAGAATTAACAAAGCACTTCGTCGTTGGAACTGTAACTAAGATGAAATCCTTTCAACAATTTATATCAGAATCTATTAATATTGCTGGAGATTTCAATGGGAATCTTTATATGAATTCTCCTACCCAAGAACCAGAGCAAACGACCGAATCCTTTATTGCCGATGTAGTTTGGCAGGGAAAATTATATCGATTAGAAGTTGAAGGTAAAATGCTAGATAAAAATGCACTTGCAGAACAACTTCAGGGAGAATATCCTGGAGCAATCGTTCATAACATTTATCCAACATCTTCTAATTCATTAAAAATCAAAAACGCACAAAGATATAGGCCAGAAAGTTTAACATGGAGTGATTGATTCATGGCACAGTGGAATAAGAATGAACAAGATTATCTAAACCAAGAAAGATCATTATTTGAAGTTAATGGTGTTGCAACCAAAGATGGAAGAATTGTAGATGAATACAATAGATTTCCAGTTAGTATAAATTCAGATGCTTTTGGAAGAACAAGAGTATCAAATCCTCTTACACTCTTTGATAGTTCTCACAGATATAGAGATAATAATCTGTGGACGAGTTTGATTGTAGGAACTGGTTCTACTGTTGGTTTTGTAACAACACAAGGTTTGGTTCATTTAGGTATTGGAACCACTGCTGGTTGTTCTATTATCAGAGAAACAACAAAGACCTTTGCATATCAACCAGGAAAGTCATTATTGATAATGAGTACCTTTGTTCCTGAACCACCAAAAGCAAATCTAAGACAAAGAGTAGGATATTTTGGTGCAGATAATGGTATCTATTTTGAGATTGCTGGAATTGGGAGCACTTCAGTAAGTTTTGTAGAAAGAAGTTTATCTATAGGAACAGAAACAAGAGTTCCACAAACAGAATGGAATATTGATAAGTTAGATGGAACTGGAGTTTCTGGAATTACTTTAGACCCATCCAAAGCACAAATTCTGTGGACTGATATTGAATGGTTGGGACTTGGAACTGTTAGAGTTGGTTTTGTGATTGATGGGAAATTTATTC